TTTGAGATAATCGTCGATGTCCACAGCCGAGATGTCTTTGCGATCCACTTGCAGGAACTGTGAGCCATCTCGGCTGTAACGTCGACCCTGCCCTACAATAACTGAACCATTTGAGTATTTGACAGGTCGATCCACAATGAGGTCTACATATTCGCCTTCGCCCACACCCAGGGTGATAAAGTGAATGTACTGTTGTCGATCACGTTTGAACACTCGGCTATTGGCCACTATGCCAGCAAATTGATAGTACTCTGAATACAGTCCTTGTACGCCCATGCGGGGCAAAAATCCTGGTGAATTCCAAGCACCATGTTCTTTAAAACTTTCTACAGGATCTTCAGTGATCCAATTAGCAAATCCCAGATCACGTAAATCCCATCCTGCTCGTTTGGCTTCGTTGCGGTACACCCAGCGAGCATATGAACCTTGGCAGTGGCGGAGAGCTGCTTGCCAAAACTCGCGAGGATTGTGAGCCTTTTGATAGGCCAGGGCCCAGATCAGCCTGCCAAGATTCACAGCATGAGCACGACACAGACCAAAGCCTGATAGGTTCAACATCTCCTTATAAATGTCGTCTTTCAGGGGATGATCGCCCAGCCGGTTCATGAACTCCATGACTTTTTCTTCGTTCTTTTTGGCAAACGCACGACGATACATGTCTGCTTCGTATGCGTTGACTCCAATCAGTTTCATGATGCGTTCTATAGCATCATCTTCGCACACAATGGCACGTTCTTTGGCACCGTCTGCAGTCCAATCACGGAACCAAGCTGCCTTGCGCCGCCCTTCCATGGCCACCGGACGCACCAGGGCCGTGGCAAACACACAGTCTGCCACAGATGTTGGCTTGATGGCACGAAACAGTCGCCGCATGGCCGGGCTTTCGCCTTGTGTTACCCCCAGCACATCACCACGAGCCAGCAAGTCTGCTGTGGCATCATCTTCGGTGGGATACTCGTGTATCATGCGTGTGGGGTCAATTTCCATGAGCTGGCTCAGCCCACGGTTGGCTAGAATGTCTACTTTGAGATGTTCCAGATCTTCAACTTCGTTTTTGTCCAGCAGGATAAGATTGTCTTCGCGGAACAGGCTTTTTGGTAGCTGACGATCAAACACAATCACACCGCCGCAGTGTTTGCTCAAGCAGCGTGTTTTGCCCATGAGTTTCTTTTCAATGCGGCGTGCTTCAGTTTCGTCTACACCCAGTTTCTTGTAGTCAATGTCTCTGGGCAGTCGTCCCTTTGCGCCTAATCTGCGAGCAGCTTCACGTCTGGCCGACTTTTCTTTGTACAACACATAGTTGGATATGCGGGCAGTACGCCCGGGCCAAGCGTCAAATATACGCTGCATGGCCAGTTCTTGTTTGTGATGTGGTACGTCAATGTCTACGTCGGGCAAGTCATCTCGTAGTGGATTGAGAAAGCGAGCAAAAGGTATGTTCCACTCTATGGGATCCACATCAGTTATGCCCATGAGATAGCACACCAGGCTGGAGCCTGCTGAGCCACGAGTCATGTGAGGAATGTCTGAGTTGAGATCCAGCACACGCCGGATTTTGAGAAAGTATTCTGTGAAGCGTTGAGCTACTATTACTTCAAATTCTTCTACTAGTCTGTGTTGGTATTGTTCTGAGTCTGGACAAGGTCTGCGAAATTGTTTCAGTAGTGCTTCTATCTGTTCTAGTTCTGTCATAAAATGCCTTAGTTGTTGCCTTACCAGTTATTTAAAATCAAAAACTGACCAGATTAAATATCTGCTGGAGTTGGGCAAAACTCAAAATCCAATAAATAAATCAAAGGTTTCTGTGACCATGCAAAAAAAGACTCGTAGTTTGTTAGAAGAACTCGACTCGATGTACATTGAGAAAGACCGTAGATTCATCATTGAAAATCGGGCTTCTAACATCATAGTGGGTGCTATAAGATTGATAGAACAGATTGAAGCCAGTTACAGCCCAGAACAGGCTGAAAATCTCACTAGAAAATTTATCAATGCCATTAGAACCAAAGATGCTGGTCGTTTCAACAGAACAGTGAGAAAAACTGATGCAAATTCATGAACTAACAAAAAATTCTGCTGAAGTGCCAATGCTAAACGAAGGGCTTTCGGCAGTTGTTGGCGCAATATTTGCCAGAGACCCGCAATTCAATGGTATGAGTCTCAAAGATCGATATCGGTACATGATGGCCAATAGTGCGGTAGATCAAGTAGCAAACAAAGCAGTCAGCGCATGGGCTGGTTATGTGGCCAGAAAGCTAGGGCAAGACAGGAATTATTTGGCAAACCCTGCAATCTACAAAAATGACTTGCGAACGTTTGTGAATAAAAATTTGATGCCAGCTTATCAAACCATTGACCAAATGACCAACAGAACTCAGTTGTATCAGGTTCTTGATCAAATTGTAAACAACCGAGCAGATCAAGCAGGCAATCCCAGTCCGCAAAATCAAGCAGGTCTTTTCAATCAACTTGTTGATATGTCAGCGGTGTCCATGGTCAGAGACCAAACACAGAAACAACAGCAAAGTGGCGGCAGTGGTGGAAGAGGCGGTGGTGCAGGTGCTTTTACTCCACAGGCTGCGCGGTCTTTGATTGCAAGTTCTGGTATGAATCAGCAACAAATACAGACGTTTGTAAACACAATTAGACAAGCCGCGGGCAACATGACACTTGCTAGCACTGGCAATGCTGCTGTAGACTCTTTGCTTACTGCTCTTGGATTTACTATAACATGATAATCGCAGAAGGTGGCAACGTATTCAAAAACGCTGAAGGTCAGCCCTTGACTCAGCGTATCAATCAAGCTGATGTGCCAGCCACTGTGAAATGGTTGGAACGACTCACAGGACTTGATTTGTCTGGACCCAAAGATCCAGAGTCTGGATATCCCACAAGATGGCTGGGCAGCACTGGCAAAAAAGACACGTCGGGCGACTTGGATTTTGCTGTGCTGTCAGCTGACGCACCGCGAGCACAGTTGATTGAACTGTTGGCCAATTGGCTGCGTAAATCTGGAGTGCCCGAAGAGCAAATTTTCAATCGCGGCAAAAACAAAAATGATGGCTGGATCAAAGATGCCGGTGAGCTACACTTTAGAACTCCCATTCGCGGCAATCCAGAGTTGGGCTATGTACAAGCTGATTTCAACTTCTACGACACACCCAAACAGTTCAATTGGGGTCTTTTTTACAGCAGCGGAACCAGCCCAGGCTACAAAGGCGTGTATCGCAATGTGCTGCTGAGTTCCATAGCCAAAGCTCGTGGACTAAAAGTGGGCGGCAATGGTGTGATTGATCGTGCTACCAATCAAGTGATCAGCACAGATCCCAATCAATTGGCTCAAGCGGTGCTGGGCCCTGGACACACAGCTCGAGACTTGGCCACTGTGGAATCCATATATGCTGCTCTAGCTGGCGATCCTCAGCGCGACGCCAAATTGGCTGATTTCAGAGGATACTTACAGCAGCAAGGCATGCCAGAACCTGACATTGTTCGAGAAAACGACGTGAACTTTTTGGCCAGATTGCGTGACCGAATTGTGAATCAAGGCATGGTACCTTTGATAGAGCACGAAATAATCACCGAAGGCAAGGACCCTAGAATTCCTTACGTGGAAGATTTGGTTTTCAAATCTGGATTGCGTGGTGTTAAACAGGCCATGGATATAATACAGCAAAGTGCTGAAAATACCAAACAGTATGTCACAATCAAATGGGACGGATCGCCGGCACTGATATTTGGACGCAAACCCACTGGCGAGTTTGTGCTCACTGACAAGGCCGGTGCCACAGCAGTGGGATACGACGGACTGGCAACCAGTCCCAAACAAATTGCTGATATCATGGCTCAGCGCGATCGCGATGCAGCAGCCAAGGGCAACAAAGCAGACCGGGGTCAAACACTGACTCCTATGTACAGAGATATATGGCCATATTTTGAGAAAGCAGTGCCTGAAGATTTCCGAGGTTATCTCAAGGGAGATCTGTTGTATTATCCCACAATGCCTTACGTGGAGCGAACAGGCGCTTACCATTTCCAGCCCAACCGCACACCAGGTGGTATACCTTACGCCATTCCTGTGGCCAGTCCGCTGGGGCAACAGATCAAAGATACCAAAGTTGGCATTGTGGTACACAGTCAAATGCCCGACCCTGCTGCACCAGAACAACCTGTACAGACCAGTCTTGACCAACTGTTGAATCCGGTTGCTGGACTCATGGTCACCAGACCAGTGGTA